ACCCATCTTTCTCGCCATGTTTACGAGGTCAGGTCTCTTCATGCGTTCACAAGATTTCGTGTCATTCTTTTTCTTTGGTGACACAGGCTTCTTTTTCGTTTTTTTGGGTTTTACACTTTCGTCAAAGACACCAGTGACATTAATCTGACCATCCTTGTACAGTTTATCGACCAATTCCTTGGCGATGTCATACCCCTTCAACATAGATCCAGGGGTTTTGGCGCCCACAACCTGGATGTTTCCACTCTTGGAAAAGATGAGGGTCATGTTCTCAATTGGAACATAAAGGAAGGGTGTTTGTTCTTCGATGATCGACATGTTCGTCATACCATACATTCGTTGGCGACTCGCGATCGTGGGTAAACTCTTGAAAACCCCATTGATTCTAAATTGTCCACTAAGATTGTTATATGTGAATGGGTTGTAAAAGAATGGTTGACGTTCCGTGTAGTTGTTCACGATGAAACGACGAATGAGTTCGGGTTGGTTAGATATATTGGTACCCACAAAACCGCCCGAAAATCGAATTTTCCCATTGCGGTAAATGTTTACCGTCGCACCCTTACTTTCAGTGTCGTTGGAGAGTGTTAACATGAGCTGTACACTGAAAAAGTTCTTATTCAAGGCACCTTTGGGTCCAGCGGTTCTTGTATGGGAGAAACCGGTTTTAAATTGTCCGTAAATACCCTTTATTTCACGAGTGTCTATATAAAGACCTTCACCAATAGGTGTTTTTGGGAGTGGTCTCTTCGCGAGGATGTTTTTGAGATCGACCACAATTTCTTTCTGTCCGAAACCCGAATCAACTGTGGCGTTGAACATACCAGGGTTAAATTTACTGAATTGGAGGGGGGTCTCCTCGAATTCGCGAAGTATGTTATTGGCTATTTTTTCTTCATTCACATCGTCAAACTCATTTTCGAATGCTTTAAACGCACCCGTGTAGGTCTTATCATTGACCAAGTTCATCTGAAGACGCTGTGGAACCTGCACCTGTCTGGGTCTGGGTCTGGGTGGTGTGCGAAATCCCGCAGCGCGTTCACGTTGTCTTCGTAGCATATCCTGTTCGAGTTCTCGGGCGAAGTCATTGTTCTCATTCGAGTTTGAGTTTGTTACTTCGACACCAGATTGTCGGACAAATTCCTTGACCTTCTGGCTCATGTTATTATATGCGAGTATTTTTTTAATGATTGTCTGTGAAAGTAAGGTCGTCGTCGTCACTGATCAGATCGAGGCCATAGATGATTGGCTGGTGCTTGTACAGACGCCCCTTGTAGGTTACCGTATCGATGCGCACCTCAACATCCCGAGCACTGAATGGACCGGCATAGAAATCTTGATGGAACTTATGGTTACCTAGGTTGTTCTCCTTACAATGCTGGTTAAATTTGGGTACAAACTCCTTTTGGGGTACGAAGAGTTCCTTGTCAAGTCTAATGTAGGTGGATTCGAGGAAGTTTGTGAGACTACTCGCGACCATCGCAACCTGCTTCTGGATCGTCTTGAAATATGCGGGTACTACGTTCCAAATATCTTTGTCCCTGTATTTACTCGAGTAATCGAGGTATGCCCTGACGCATTTCAGTAGAATGATAGGTAATTCTCTGTCAAGTTTTTCATCGAGTTGTGGGTCAGCTTCCTGGACCTGTTTACCAAAGTTCCAGGGTAAAATACGACGCAACACGGATCCAGAGTTATCTTTCCAGTTGGGAACCTCGTTACCACCCAAAACTCCCGGAACCTTCCACTCGACGGATACAGCCGTCTGGTTCTTGATCGCGATGGATACATCTTCACCTGAAACGATCGACTGGAACTCAGCCTGTTCGAGGGCGAGATCACCTTTCACCTCGGGGGCAATAAACATGAAGGCATCCTTGATCGCAGAGAGACCGAACTTCTTCTCGATATTGTTTGAGAGGGTTCCTACATCTTCGGGTTCGTAAAACTTCTTGAAAACCTTCGTGATGAGGGTAGATTTACCAGAACGCGCGATACCCTTGAAGAATGGGATCACCTGCCACCCATCCAGTTCACCGACGTCAAAGCACAGCCGACCACCCATGACATACGCCCAGTCACACACTGCATCCTCAAACTTCTGATACTTTAGGACGGAGTCGAAATAGGGAGTGGGGATATCTTTCCAATTTTCTATATGGGAAAAGTCGTCAAACTGTTTGTCAAAGTATTTGCATGCGATGATACTGGGATCGAGGCATGCATACTTGTCACTCTTATACGGATAAAATCTACATTCATAGGCACCCCTCTCCGGGATCCACTCTTTACCCACAAATACACCATTCTTGAATGCCCAAACGTGACGACGCTTCTTGATTTCAGGAAACTGAGCATCTTTACACTTGGAGAGGTTATCGATAACTTCTCGGAAGATTGAACCCTTACTCGTAAAGTTCTTCCAGATGACAAAATTACTTTCCTTCTTGGGAAGCGAATAGACATACTCTTCGATGGTAAACTTCGGATCCCATGCCCTCGTACGGAACCCATCGACCGTCTTAATCTCTTCACAGCAGTGCCCCTTATAACGGCGATACCCTGCCCTGTAAGCCTCCTTGAGAGAGAGCATCAGACACTTCTGGAGGGGTGTCGAACTTTCGATATCTTCTTCATTCATGGCTGAGGGATCCGTGTAGACACTCACTTGCGGGAGTGCCGTTGGTGAGTTTACGCGCTCATAGGAAATCCGATGGCGTCGAACATTCTCGAAACCATCTTCAATCTGGAGAATGACGTAATTAATTCTCTTGATAGTCAGGTCTAAATCTTCATATCCTTTACCATTAGCTTGAACATGGTTCGTGAGTTGAATAAGAAAATTGATCATCCGCTGTTTAATACCAAGAACTGCCATGATGTCAAAACGGTCAGGATAGGGAAAGCCATCGTTATCGAAATTATCGGGGTGTACAAATTGTCTGTAGCCCAGCATAGCTGAACGCTCTAAACATTTTGAGTGGATTTCGGGGTTGAGGTACCATCTGAATTCAAAGTCATCGATAATATTGAGTACCTGTTCCTCATTCATTGACTGGATGTTCTGCTTCTGAAGCTCAGCAAGAGCTTCATATATGTTTGGATCCTTATCAATGAAGTGAGTTACTTTCATTTACACTAATTATACTTCTTCTCTCTAAATTAATTTTTCATCTGAGACAACATCTTTATAAGAATTTTGTTCTGAGTCTGAAGCTGGTTCGCAATGTTGACGAGGGCAGAGCAGACAGTGTCACCTTCGTCAGTAGCCAGAAGAGAGGTCATGAGTTCGGCAATCTCTACACTCTCCCCAAAGTCCTCCTCAATCTCATCGTCCTCAATCTCAGAGATTTCATCCTCAGTTACGATCTCACCCTCCTCAATTTCTTCAGGCTGTGTCGACATTTATTATTGACTGAGAAAAATCAGGGTCGGGAAATGCGCATTTGTCCAGAATTATTTTCTCCGTATAGAGTACAAAACACTCACAATGGCCGGCGGTCTCATGCAACTCGTAGCTTACGGTGCCCAGGATGTCTACCTGACTGGCAACCCCGAAGTCACCTTCTACCAGGCGAAGTACAAGCGCCACACCAACTTCGCGATGGAGAACATCGAGCAGACCGTCAACGGTACTGCCGCCAACTCCGGCCGCGTCTCCGTCACCGTCGCCCGCAACGGTGATCTCGTCGGTGACATGTACATTGAGCTCAAGTCGGTCACCTCCAACACCGCGACTTCCCACGCCACCAACGACTGCAACTGGGTCGCTGAGCGTGCGATCAACAACGTCGAGCTGTCCATCGGTGGCCAGCGTGTCGACAAGCACTACCAGAAGTGGTGGCGCATGTACTCCGAGCTTTACCTGGACGAGTCCAAGAAGGCTAACTGGGCCAAGATGACCACTGCCCCCTCCTCCACCGTGTACCTGCCCCTCATCTTCTTCTTCAACCGCAACCCCGGTCTCTACCTGCCCCTCATTGCCCTCCAGTACCACGAGGTCCGCATTGATTTCGATCTCGCGTCGGACATGGAGAGCTACCTCAACAAGAACGTGTTCAAGGTGTGGGCCAACTACGTCTACCTTGACACCGAGGAGC